GGTAGTGCTTGGGTGGCAGCTGCTGCGACCAGCCGTTAGCGCCACCGATGATGCGGCACGAGCGCTGTGCTAGATACGCGTCGCCGCGCGCGACAGTGCCCCGCAGCTGCAGTCGGTACGCCTCGTGCGCGCCAAACTCGAGCACGACAGCGCCGCCGCTCGGAGCGTCGTCGACGAAGTCCACGTCGGCGTACCACGGGCCGCTCGCACCGACCGTGAGCCGGACCGATGCGATGTGGCGCTGGTTGATGGTGGTGATCTCGTCGGCCATCACCACTTCCGCTTGGATGGGTCGCGCAAGCCGTTCAGCGCGTCTTCGCCGCCGGCTTGCTCGATCTTGAACTGGGTAAGCGCTTCGCCGATCTGCAGGTCGACGGGATCGACGGGTGTCGCTTTGACTGCGTCGGGCTTCTGCAGCGCGATGTTCAGGCCCCGGTATTCTTGAAAGCGGATCTTCCACTGCCACGTGCCGTCGTCGGTGGCGTCGAGCAGCTCCACGCCAAGCACAATGCAGGCGTTGATGTCGAACTCGTCGAGCAGCGGATGCTTGATGCCGAGCGCGAGATCTTTGCCTCGCGCAAGCGAGCGCGCCGGCCGCCATACAAGCGGTCGAAAGTGGGTGTGCCAGTCTTTCCAGTCGCGCTGATCTAACAGCGTGATCCGCACCTCGAACTTGAGAGGGTCCATGCCGTAGAAGATGTAGACCGCACCGTAGAGCCCGCGCGGCCGTCTAACAGTCCAGTCAAACTCAGCGCCGCTGATCGACACCTCGGCAATGCCGGGCGACTTCTGGCCTGCTAGCTCGATGTAGTCCTGAGGCGCTGTGATCGGGTTCCAGTCGAGCGTGCGCGCGGCTGGCCGCTGACGGCGCGTTGACGCGCGGCGGTTCACGCTGGCGCGCGCGGTTGACGGCGCGCTGATGCCTGTGAGCGGGTCAACGCCGGGCGCAGTGAACATCTGCCCGTCGGGCAGACGCGTGATCGTCAGACCCTCTAGTTCGACAGGATCACCCATGCGCCGGCATCCTCCCCATCTGCGTAGCTACGCCCTCGAGCACGTCGGCCAGCTGGTCGCGGAACGCGTTGCCGAAGTCCTGCGCGTCGCCGCCCTTGGGCGGCATGATGTTCACGTCGCCGATTGTGACGGTGACGTGCTTCGCGCCGGGCGGCGCTGCGGCAGCGACCGCGGGCGCTGCGCCGCCGCTATCGTCTGCGTCGCCGGTGATCTGTTGCGTCGGCAGATCGATCGTGTGCGGCCCGCCCGGCAGCTTAGCGCCGCCGCCTAAGCCGAACGTGTCTTTCCAGTGCTGCTTATAGTTGGCCCACGCTTGATCGATGCCGCCGGTGAGCGTGTCGCTCAGCATCTCGCCGCCCGGAAGCAAGCCGTCGATAATGCCCTTCCAGATCGACTCGCCGAGCGCCTTCCATCCGTACTTCTGCACGTAGTCGGCGAACTTGACGATGATCTTATAGGCGCCCCACATCATCGCGATGAAGATCAGCAGCGGGTACGTTGACGCGATCACCCACGCTGCGAGCACCGCAAACGCAAGCGCGAGCGCGTACACGACAACTTTGCCGGTAATCAGCGCCGCGTTGAGCAGGTCCATCTGCTTGCCCGGACCCTGCGTCGGGTCCCATCCGAGCGCGTTGTAGATAGCGTTGCGGATGCGATAAAACGCGATGCCCAGCGCCAGCGCTTGCAGGATCGCGCCTTGGAAGAAGCGCTTCACCACCGGGAACGCTGATGTCATCTTGTCGATCAGCGGCTGCACGAGCGTCTCGACCAACGCCTTGAGCGCGCGCCCGCTGTTGGTGCTCTGCGAAAACAGCTGCGTCACGCTGCGCAGCCCGCGCAAGAACGGGTCGATACGGATCCCGGTAAACAGCATGTACCAGCTGTTCGACAGCTGCTGCGTGATCGACTCAAGCGACAGCATCTGCTGTTCGACAATGCCGCCCAAGCGCGCGCGTACGTCGTCGGTGAAGCGCCGCACGTTGCCGCCCGCCATTGCGATGGTGCCGGCCCAGCTCATGAACGCATCAGCTGCGGCTTGGCCGTGCACCTGCGCCTTCATGGAGGCCGCTTGCAGGATGTCGCCCATTGCCTGGCCGCGCACACCCATGCGATACAGCTTCTCGGTCATGTCGGCGGCCTGGTCGCGCGCAACGCCCGTCGACGCAACTACGGCGTCAATCTGCTGCTGCATCTGCCGCGCATTGCCTGCGACAACTGGCAGCAGCGTTCGGAGCTTCGTCAGCCCTTGCAGGCGCAGCATTTCGTTGCGGCGCGCGTTGGCTTGCGCGATCGCGTAGCGCGTAAGCGCCAGCACGGCGACGCCCATGATCGCGACCAACGCAACGAGCGCAGCTGTCACAGCGACGATGCCGCCGCGCAGCGCGCCGGTGCGGAACACCTTCGTCAGCGACTCGAACCGACTGACAATGCTGCCCAGCGGGCCAGGCATGTCGTGCGCAACCTTACTGATCTTCTCGAGCGCCGTGCTGTTGTCGTTCGCAGGGCGCTTGACGTCTTTCAGCTTGTCGGTCAGCTGCTCGATGCGCTCGCGAAAGCCGCCCGAGTCCTTGGTTGCCTTCGTAAACGAGCCGCCCAGCTTCATGTACTCAAGCTGCGACTGCGCGATGCTGTCCTTCTTGGCAGCGATCGCCTTCTCGAGCGCCGTGATCTGGTCCGTGCTGACGCTCGCTCCGCCCTTCAAGTTGCGAAGCGCCTTGTTCATGCCGGTCAGTGCGGCAGTGTCCTTGTCGAGCTGCGTCTGCAGGTTCTTGAGCGCTTCGGCAGCAGACGCAGCGACACCGCTCAGGCCGTCATCGGCCACGATCTTGAACGTTGCGCTGCTATCAGTTGCCGCCACTGGACAAGCCCTTACGGATGTTGGTGATCTCGTGGAGCGCTTCGGCGAGCAGCACAGCGCCTGTTAGAGCGCGCACAGCCGCTGCCTCGTCTTGGTCTTCGTCGAGCTGTGTGCCCAGAGCGGCGAGAAGACACTCGGCGGCTATGCCCAGATTCTGCTTAGCCTCCGCTCTGAGCTCACCTATTTTGAGCTGACCTCTTCGATCTTCGCGCCAGCAAGCGCCGCGATCGCGCCGGCGAGGCGCGACAGCGTTGCGGGCAAGCGTTCCAAGATCTCGTCGCGACGATCCGCACTCGGGTACACGATGCACGGCATCACCAGGCGCTCGAGATCGGTCGTCTTGAGCTTGCCTTGGTCCTGAAACTTCTTGAACGCCGCCACGTGAGCGCGCTTGACGATCATTACGCCCATGTCGGTTTCGACGACGCTGATCTCTTTGCCGATCTCGCCGTGCTCAGCTTCGGCTGCTTCGATGGCCTCGCCGTCTTCGATTTCGCGCTTCAGTTGCGCGATGGTATTCGCGCGCGACTGAGCGGCCTCGCGCGCTGCGCGCGCTACGGCCAGCTCAGCGCTGCGCTTGCGCAGCTGCGCAAGCTCTTCGTCGACCTCATCCACTGCTCGCAAGGGCTGGTTGCTCATGGGTATCCTTCGGTGGCGTCAAACAGCGTCAGCCCATCTCGGAAGATGGACATGGTGTTGATCTCGATCTCCTCTTTCAGAGGGTCGGGATTCTCTTCGTCTGACACGTTGTTGCCGGTCCACACGCAACGCGTCATCACGACCTCGTGCGCGACTTCGGTGCGCTCGACGTAGTGCACAGTGGTCACAAACTCGACGTCGCCGTAGCTCACGCCGTCGGGCGACGTTGCCGCTAGCGCGCGCCGGAACTCTGCGATCGACGAGCGCCAGCCCGTCAAGCGCACGGGCTCGACGATGTACTTACCGGAGCTGCGACCGCGCGGAGCGTGATGCCTCCCCATGCCGTACGCATGCACCCGCTCACGTCGATCCGAAAAGATGATCGACGTGAAGCCGTAGAAGCGCTCGCCTCCGAACTTGAGAACGATCGAGCCCCACGAATACTGGTTGCCGTTGACTCTGATTGCGTCGCTCATCTGTTTAGGCCCTCTGCGTTAGAGCGTTTGAAGCGCCGGGTTCATGAAGCCGAGCGTCACGTTGATGAACTCGGGGTAAGCCAGCGGCAGCACGCGCGCGTCGCCGGTGAGCGTCTTGCTCGCGAGGATGTTGTCGGTGCGCGACAGCGAGAAATCGATCGCGCTCGCCTTGGGCTTCGACAGCAGCGCGGCGCGCATGGCTGCGCGCGCACCGGCCTCGATCTCGAGAGCCTCTGCTTCGAGGATGAAGCCGGTGCGCTTGTCGCAGCGAATCGGCTTGTTGAGCCGATAGATGAAGTACAGCCGCAGCGCTGCGCGCGCGATATTCATCACGCGCCTGTGAGGCAGCAGCTGGAAATCCGATCCCGGGTTGCTGAAGAGCCGCGGCCGGTTGACGTACACGCCTGCCAAGCCGTCCCACGTGCGCGCAACGCAAAACTTTGCGTCATCGAGCCCCGGGTGAATGCTCTCGTCGTGCTCGTCGGGGTTGCCGTTCGCATCGCGCACCGTCATCCCCGGCAACGGGCCAAGGTTCGGATCAGCGGTGTTCACTTCCTCAGACGACGCGGCCTCGCGCGCTGCGTAGCCGTACGAGAACGGTTGCCGGTAACGTCGGCCGCTCACCGACGAGGTGAGCTTCGTCGCGCCAGCGCAGATCACGCCGAGCTGAGTCTCGGTGCTCGAGAACGCTGTGTTGAGCGCTCCAAGGTACGTCGCTTCGTCTTCGAGATCGGCTGACGCGTCGGTGTCTGCGTCGCCTGGGTCGACGGTCAGCGTTGGCAGTCGCGCGCTGCAGATGTACGCGTGGTCCTTGCCAAGCGCTTGCAGCGCTTCGATCTTGCCTTCGATGACGGCGACGGAGGCAGCGTCGCAGGCGCCAGTCACGAGCAGCAGCTCCCACTGAGCAGCAGTCAAGCTCAGCGCGTCGAGCGCAGCGCCAAGCCCGGTGTTGTTCCACGCGGGCGCGGTCGTGCTGGCTTGGATGACGTCGCCGGCCGACACGACTTCGGCGCTCGCGCCGAGCGTGATCTCAGCGTGCTGCTCAGCGAGCGTTACCTTGAGCGCTGTGCCGAGCGCATACGCTGGCGAGAGCGTTCGACCGCCGTCGTACGACACTTGGTAGGTGATGCCTGCTGTACCAAGCGCGCCGCCTTTAGCGATCCGGATATACAGATCCTGATCGTTGGTCGTCTTCTGGCCGCTCGTGATGGCGGCGGTTGGCTTTGCGGTGGTGGCGCTGCCCTTCGTAGTGTAATACGCCGCGGTCACCGAGCCGTTGTCGTTGGCTGCAGCGCGCGTAAGCAGCACCGGTCGGCCGTAGCGCTCGATGTAGTGCGTAGCTGCCTCGACCATCGGCCCACTCTTGAAAGTGGACACAACGTCAGGGATGCGCGCGAACGTCGCCGGAGTGTTAGTCGGACCGCCGTCGGCGACGCCCACGATCGCATAGAGCAATCCCGACGTCGGCGGCAGCACGCCAAGTGCTCCGTCCAGCTCCTGAATCGTAACTGCCGGTTGTGTCATGGTACCTGCTCGATTTCGGTGAGGGAGTTCTCAGTCACGTTGAGCACTGCGGTTGCGTCGGTCGCAGCGATCGGCATCTCTTCGTCGGGCACCATCGCGTCGATCCAGGCGACGACGATCATTGCGGCCCCGAAGCGGCGCTCGTTCTTGTTCGTGTCCCACTGCGTCGACTTGATGCCGTGCTGCATTCCGTATGCAGACAGGTAGAAAGCGCGGCGCCACGCGTCGTACAGAAAGCGCGTCGCTCGGTACTGGGCGCGCTCGTTGTCGGGCGTTGTTAGATCAGCGCCAGAGATCACTACGGTGAACAGCTCGCGCAGCGTTGCCAGCGGTCGCGGGTTGCGTCCCGGATTGCGCGGCGGAAGGTCATCGCCTGCGTTGCCAAACGGATCGCCTGGGACCCACGCGATGCGGTTGCCGACCTGTTGTCTGTTAGGCTCGCGCCAGCCAAACACGTTGACGGCGCTCGTCGCCTCGTCAGCGAAGCGCGCTACGACGTCGTCAAACAGTTTCTCGAGCGCCAGTGTGTCGGTCATTTTTTCCCCGACGCTGCACGTTCGAAGTGTTCGACTAACACTCTGCGGATCGCCGCCTGCCAAGTGTCCGGAATGCGGTCGACCGGGATCACTTGGCGCTTCACACGGCCGCGCGTGCCGCCGCGGTGGTGCGCTGCGTCGACGCCGCGCAGGCGCACGATCACAGTGTTGTCGAGCGTTGCGAAGTTGACGTGCTCGAGCGCGTTCTGCAGCGGTCGAGCCTGAGTGTCCTTGCGCAGCGCCCACGCTTCACCGTCGGGCGACGTGCCGGCGCTGATCGATTGCTCGAGCTGCTTCTTGCACGCGGCCTCAACGTCGAGCATCGCGCCGCGCACGGCACCCTCGATGCTGTTGAGGCGTCGGATCATGTCGTTGAGCTCGTTCACGGCGTGTACGGCTTCCCGTTGATGTCGGTCAGCGGATAGAAATCGCCGAGGCGGTTCTCGTCTTCGCGCTTGGCGGTTTGCGCTTGCTGGTCCTGCCAGACGTACGGAGACTGCTCGCTGTACGCGCGCGGCGAGCCGCGCGCGATCGCACTCAAGTCGTTGTCAGAACGCAGCGGGAGATCAAATAGCCCGAGGTCGCTGTCGGCGGCCTCTTTGATCTCCATCCACGCGCCTTCAGCTTGCGCTCGGTACTCGGCCGACTGCTTGTCGGTCGGGTCCTCGCCGCGCTTGAGGTAGGCGTTCCACGTAACGATCTTAGTGAGCCAAGCCTCGATCGCGAGCGGCACCGGTTCCCCGAAAGGCACCGCGTACCGCTTCGCAAGTCGAGAGTTGATGCGCGCCGACTCGACCGTGAGCTGAGTGTCGATCCAGTCGGGGTCGACTGTTTCGATCTCATCCACGAACGAGCCCGGCATCAGCGTGAGCTGCCGGAAGCGCGCGAGTGTTAGATAGCCTCCCACCTAACAGGCTCCGATCAGGTGGCCATGCACTTGATGATCAAGAACGGGTGACCGGTGCCGACGTTGTTGCGGCCTTCGGTCGTCCACTGGAAGCGACGCAAACGCGCTAGCTGCGCATCGGTGGTCGGACCGTGGAACACGATCGAGAACGGTTCGCGGTTGACGTACGTGAAGGCCCCGAGCGGGTTGCTCGAGATCTCTTCCATCAGCAGGTAGTACGTCGTGTCCGAGCCGTTAGTGAACGCGCTCGAGATCTCGGGCATCTCGAACGGTTGGCCCAGGCCGAAGTTACGCACCATCGACTCGATGTCGGTCGAACCGCCAGCGTTCGTGCCAGCCATCGCGGCGATGAACTTCGCGTTCGTGATCTGCTGCGCGCGCGCAGCAAGCGCCGGCGGAATGCCGATGCCCGCGAGCCGCAAAAAGCGCGGGTCTTGGCCGTTCGGCATTTTCATGCCGGCCACGTACGCAATCACTTTGGCGATGTTGTTGATCGCAACTTCGACCGTGACTGCGCCCGTGCCGGACGCGTGAATGGGCACAGCGCCTGGGTACAAGCCGCTGGCTGCGCCCGTCATCACGTTCGCGTACACGCCAGCGCTCGGCATGTACGGGTTGACCGGGTGGTCGACCGCAAAGAAGTTCTTGCCGTCGTACGACTTAGCGTTCGGATCGAGCAGCGCTTGCGCGACGCACTTCTGCGGCCAGTACGCGCTGTAAGCGCCCATCTGTCGCGCCCAGTGCGCGGCGAGTTGAACACCGTGCCCGTCGAGATCTTCGAGCTGCTCTTTCTTCAGCTCAAGGCCCGCCGCTGCGTTCAGACTCTCGATCACGGTGGTCTGCGAGACGATGTCTTCGAACTCGATGTTGCCGCCCTTGCCGTTGCGCTGAATCGACGCGCTATCGAGCAGCCAGATGAAGCGCTCCTTGCGCGAGCTGCTCGGCAGCTCTTTCGCAATGCGCGGCCACCACAGGTTGCTCGTCAGACGCTCGTACTCGGTCTGCGCGATGACGCGCATATTGTCTTCGAGACCCCACATGAACTCAGGCGTAATCGCTTGCATGTTCGTTATTCCTTTTCGGCTCTAGCGATCACGCGCCGAGCAACGCCGACAGCGGCGAGTAGACGAGGACGCCCTTGACTGGATCGACGGCGAGAATGAGCCCTGCGAGCGAATGCCCGGTGCTCGTCATCGTCACGGTGCCCGAGTCGAGCACGTAACAGTTCTTGAGCAGATCGGTTGCGTCAGCGGGATCGCCCGCGTCGTTGTCCCACCAGTAAGCAATGATCTCGTCGAACAGTTTGATGTTGACGCGCTTCGCGCCGTCGCCCGTGAGCGTTTCGCGGTAAATCCCGAGCGGCACGATGCCGGTCGCCGCTGCGCCGTTCACGACTTGACCAGTCGCCGTGTCGAGGCATGCGAGGTGGCCTTTTTCAGCGACCTCACCGCTCTTCAGCACGAAGACTTGGTCGCCCCAGTTCGCTTGCCGAACCATGCGTTCCATGTGCTCGCCTCCGCCTTACTGCTTCGCGTTGTTAGCTGGCACCGGAACACCCAGGCTCAGCTTGTAGGTTTCGTTGCGAACACCGAACGTCGTGCTCGTCATGCCCATCGCGCGATCCAGCTTTGCCTTCGCCTCGGGCGAGAGCTGCGGACCGCCGCTGTTCGTCGTCGTCGCGCCGCGCGTACCTTGCACGCTCGCGGCGGCGGCCGGCTTCGGCTTACTGTTAGACGGAGTGTTAGACGGCGCCGCGTCCAGCTTCGGAAGCTCGGCCAGCATCTTACGGACGGTCTCGACCGGTTGCTTGGCGAGCAGCGCCACCATGCGCGGCGACAAATCCGGGCGCGACGCGAGCAGCGCGTCGCGCTTGGCGTTCTCGCGCTCGGCTTGGATCTCGGCGCGCAGCTTGTGCACCTCTGCAAGTGCGCTCAGCTCGTTCTGCGCCGATGACGCCGCATCGTCCTTTTTCTTCTTAGTGTCGTCGTCGGCAGGCGAGTCGTCTCCACCTTCAGAGGCAGCGTCGGCGTCGCTGTCGTCGCTTTTCTTTTTCTCGGTGTCGTCGTCGCTCTTGTCGCCTTCGCTGCCGCCGTCCATCGCGGCGAGCGCCTCGCGTGCGCGTTCGGCGTTAGCGTCTTCGCCGGCCGCGACCTTCTCGAGCGCGTCGCGTGCGGCCTCCCAATCGGACTTCGCGCTTACAGTGGGTTGCATAGTGTTTCCTTGGCTCGCAGCCGCGAGCGTCTGTTCGAAAGTCGTCACGACATCAGCCAGCCCAGTGCTGACTGCTGACTGGCCAGTGAGAAGCCGCGCATCGAGCGCGCGCAGCGCATCGGGTGTCAGCTGCGGTCGCAGCGTGCTGACAGTCGCGAAGAACACGTCCGCCATCTCGTTGACGAGGCGCTCGGTGTCGCGCAGCTCGGCGTCGGAGATAGGTTGATCGGGATGCCCGTCCGCTTTGCGACTACCGCTAGCGACGATCTCCACGCGCAGCCCACGCGCGGCATTCATCGCCGAGTAGTCAGGGCGCGTGCTGAGCACCCCGATCGATCCGAGTAGCGACGTAGCGCTAACAGCGATGCCTGCGTTAGCAGCACATGCAAGCGCGTAGCCTGCGGACGTCGCCTTGCCGTCGACGTAGGCATACAACGGTTTGTTAGTTGTCTCAGCTAGCGTGCGCAGCGCGATCGCCGTCTCGAAGCACCCGGACACGTCGCCGCCAGGGCTGTCGACGTGCAGGATCACCGCGCGCGCGTTGCCGCCAAACGCTGCAGCTGCGCGCTCGCGGATCGCGTCGTAGCTGTCGCACCAACCGTCGCCGTCGTGGTGCTCGAGCGGCCCGTGCACCTTGACGACCGTGACGTTGTCGATCTCTTCGTTCTCGGGCGCGGTAGCCTCGGCAAAGAAGATGTCGAGCAACGCGGATGGCTCGATCGCGAGCAAGCCTCGACGCTCGTAGCGCTGCGCTGTCATGCGGCCTCCGAATCGTCGACAGGTGGCGGCGCTGCAGCGGCGGCGTCGTCAGTAGCCGTGGGCTCGGGTGCTGCTGGTTCGAAGCCTGGCGGCCCGATGATGCTCTCAGCGTCTTCGTGCGAGAGGTTGAACGCGCGCTCGAGGATCGCGATGCCGCTCTCGCGTGGGATTTCACCC